TGGTAGATTACGTCCGTTAGGTTCGCCTATCAGAGGTGGAGAAATCATGCATACCGGCATGATTCCATTCTTAAAAAAATGGTTTGGTGATCTGAAAAGCTGTAGCCAAGGTGGTATCAGAAATGCGTCTTGTACAGTATATTTCCCAATCTGGCACTATCAATTTGATGATTTGATTGTATTAAAAAATAACCAAGGCACAGAAGAAACCCGTGTTAGACATATGGACTATGGGGTTGTATTATCGGCGCTATTTTGGAGACGATTCAAAGCTAAAGAAAATATCACATTCTTTGATCCAAATGAAGTTCCAGAATTGTACGAAGCATTCTATAGAAATAATGCACAATTTGAAGAATTATACGTAAAATACGAAAAACGCAAAGATTTAAGAAAAAAAGTTATTTCAGCAGAAGAAGTATTCAAAGGTGGATTACTTAAAGAACGCACTGATACCGGGCGTATTTACCTAATGTATGTTGATAATGTCCAAAATCAAGGACCATTTGATACTAACATTCACCCAATCTATCAATCAAATTTATGTGCAGAGATAGTGTTGCCTTCAGTTCCATTTAAGTCATTAAACGATGAAGGTGAGTTTAAATTAACATTGGATAATGGCGTTGATGTGGTATTACCAGGACAGCATAAAGTTCTGTTAGCTAACGGTGATAAGAAAAAAGTTAGAGAACTAACCGAAGATGATGATATTAAAGATTTACTAATGTAATAGTTAACATAACCTAATGTACATAAATACATTATAAAAGGAGAATGTATAATGTATATTGGGTTTATTTACGAATGGACTAATAATGTAAATGGTATGAAATATTTAGGGTCACATAAAGGAACTATAGACGATGGATATACCGGCAGTGGTTATAGATTTTTAAATGCGGTTAGAAAATATGGAATAGATATATTCACCCGGGTTATAGTTGAATATGTACAATCCGAAGAACAATTGTTTATTCGAGAACAATTTTATCTAACCGCCCGTGATTGTGCTAATAGTAAAACTTACTATAACATTTCACCATCAGCGGGTGGTGGGGATACTGGGTCTGGTCATAAAATTAGCAAAGCACATAAAATTGCATTTGAAACTGGAACTCGCAAAGCTTGGAACAAAGGATGCACCCTAACCTGCAACCAAAAAGCCAATTTATCAATAGATACCTGGGAGATTATAACACCAGACGGGGACACACTTATAGTAAGGAATATGTTAGATTTTTGTAAAACACATTCATTAAATCCATCAACTATGAGTGCTGTTGCTAGAGGAAAGCGTGGTCATCACCATGGCTATAAATGTAAAAAACTTACAAATATTAGAAATGTACCTTACGAATATGCCACATATCGATACCTGACATCAGAAGAAAAAAATAAAATTAATAGTGAATCTGTTAAAACTGCAAAGAGATTGAAAGCGTTGCCAAAAATAGAATTTGATGGCATTATTTATAATTCACTAGTCGATGCATCTATTAGTACTGGAAAGAGTAGATATATTTTAATAAAATACGGAAAATTATTAAGGAATAATTAAGGAATAATTAATGAAAATAATTAAAAAAGAATGCACCCGTGCTGTGCCAAAAATCAGTTTATGCACACTTGGAAGTATCAACTGGGGGGCTTTCAGAAACCCAGAAGATATGCGTAGGGCGTGTCGTATTCTACACCGCAGTCTTAACAATATTTTGGATTACCAAGACTTCTTATCAATCCAATCTAAATTATCTAATGATGAAATTAGACCGCTAGGAATTGGTATTACAAATCTTGCATACTGGGCTGCTAAACGTGGATTCAAATACGGTGATCCAGATATGCTATCAGAAGTAAAAAGTTGGATTGAACATCTAGCATATTATACCACCGAATCCAGTGTTGAATTAGCAAAAGAACGCGGTGCGTGTGAGCATAGTCATTTAACGAGATACGGCCAAGGTATATTCCCATGGGAATTACGTGCAGAGGGTGTTAATGAGTTAACTGATTTCACACCAGAATTAGACTGGGAAACCTTACGAGCTAGTATGAAACAATATGGAGTTAGAAATGCCACACAAATGGCTATCGCACCAGTTGAATCCAGTTCTGTTGTTATCAATAGCACAAATGGAATTGAAATGCCAATGCAGTTAATTCAAACCAAAGAATCAAAAGCTGCATCATTAACGCAAGTAGTTCCAGAATACCATAAACTGAAAAATAAATATCAGTTACTATGGGACCAGACTGATTGCATAGGTTACTTAAAAACTGCATCTGTTTTAGCAGCATATGTCGATCAAGCAATCTCAGTGAATACTTTTTATTCGCCTAAACACTTTCCAGATAGAAAAGTACCAGGAACATTAATTGCGAAAAATTTGATGTTAGGACATAAATGGGGACTAAAAACCTTTTATTACTCACTTATAGATAAAGCTGGTTCAAAAGCAGAAGATGAAGTTGATTTACCAAGCGGTATTGATGAAGGTGAAGCAGATTGCGAATCTTGCAAATTATAATGGAGAATAATATGATTCACATTTTAAAAGAAGGAAATAAACTACATAATGGATTTAATTTTTATCCGTTGTCTGATACAAGAAGTTTTGGATTTAAAGTTAGATATGGAAAGAAGATCCCAATGACCGAATTAGGTTCTAAATTATTTGTTTTTAGATTTAGTAAATTAAATAAAAAATGGATTGTTAAATTTGAAGACCATAGTTCAGTAACCGGCTATATGGCTACAAATGGTGGGAATATTTTTAATGAAGGGTTGCAAGCTTATATCGATGAACAAAATACCTGATATAGAACATCTAAAACAAAAATTAGAAACAGAAACCGATCCTCTAGTAAAATGGAGGATTGAAAAACAAATCGAATTACTAGAAGATGCATTAGTAATTTATCACGAAAGAAGATTACCAGACGAATAAGGACAAGGAATGTCAGAACAACAATATAACTTAAAAACACAAACAGATTATTTAAATCGTAAAATGTTCCTTGACCCAGCAGGGCCAGTAACTATTCAACGGTTTGAAGAAGTCCGATATCCCAAAATTCAAAAATTTGAACAAACTGCTCGTGGTTTCTTTTGGGTACCAGAAGAAATTTCATTGAGTAAAGATGCCAATGATTTCAAAGATGCAAGTGATGCTGTTAAACATATTTTCACTAGCAATGTATTAAGACAAACTGCATTAGACAGTTTACAGGGACGTGGGCCAACCCAAGTGTTCACACCAGTATGCTCGGTTCCAGAAGTCGAAGCATTAATGTATAATTGGGGGTTTTTTGAAACAAACATTCATAGCCGCAGTTATAGCCATATTATTAGAAATATTTACAATGTGCCAAAAGAAGTATTCAATACCATTCATGACACAAAAGAAATTATCGACATGGCATCTAGTGTTGGTAAATATTATGACAAACTTCACAAATATAACTGCCTAGCAGAAGTAAAAGATACTGTTAACTTCCTCTACAACGAAGAAGCACATATAGATCACATTTGGTTGGCTTTACATGCTAGTTATGCATTAGAAGCTTTCCGATTTATGGTATCATTTGCTACTAGTTTAGCCATGGTAGAGAATAAACTATTCATCGGAAATGGTAATATAATTTCATTAATTTTACAAGATGAATTATTACACAAAGACTGGACTGCTTATATTATTAATCAATTAGTTAAAGATGATCCAAGATTTGCAGCAGCTAAAGTACGGTTAGAACGTGAAGTATATGGTATCTACGAATCAGTGATCAGAGAAGAAAAATCTTGGGCAGATTACTTGTTTATGAAAGGACCAGTGATCGGGTTAAATGCCAATATCTTAAAAGATTTTGTCGATTACACAGCAGTTGGTTCATTAAAAGAAATTGGTATTAAGTACCAAGGAACTGCACCAAAAACCACTCCAATACCATGGTTTACACGTCATACTGATCCTAGTAAAAAACAAACCGCTTTACAAGAAAGCGAATCGATTAGTTATGTAATTGGTGTGATGAGCAGCGAATTAAATTATGATGAACTACCAAACATTTGAGGTATATTATGAGTTATTTGTTAAAAAAAGCAAAAGAAAAAGTTAAAAAGTTAGAAGAAGAGTTAAAAGGTGCTGATATCAGTGATGCTTGGAAAGAATCCCTTGAAGAACAGTTAATAAAAGCAAAAGCTGAAGTTGAAAAATTCAAATCATTAGAACTACAAAATTTAGAGCAAATTGCATCAGAAATGAAAGTAATCAAAGGACACATAAAAGCAGTAGATGATAAGTATGAGTGTCGCACAGTTAAATTTATGTTTGCAGTAGCTGATTTTTTTGATAAACCTAGATCTATTTCAAAATCATTAGCGAAAAACATACGTGAATATACAATCACCAAAATTAATGCACCCGTCTGTAGTATAGTAGGTAGTCCTAAACCAGAATTGCCGCCAATGCCACAGCATGGTGGTATTCCAGAAAATACAGTGTATCTAGAACAACGACGAAAAGATCGCGAAGAAATGGTGAAGTTCAGGAATATTTCTGTTAATTATTTGGAGGCTAAACCATCCAAATTAGACCGAATTAAAGCAAAAGTAAATGCGTTCAAAAACGCATAATAGATTTGACAACGTGTGAAGTATGATGTATAATAGTACTTCACACAACACAAATATAAGGAAATAAAAATGGCACAAGTTCAAGAAGAAGTAGTAGTAATTAAATTAAGCAAATTGGTAAAAAATGATGATGCGTTAAAAGAATCGCTAATTGGAGAAGAGTTTGAATCAACTGTTGAATCAATTGTTCAAGAATTAGTCGGTAGTAATGTTATTGTAGAAGTAGAGAGAGCATAAAATGTCAGATCAAGTTCCAGCAGATTATGTGGTCAATGCTGAAGGATTTTTAACAAAGCCATATTCAAAAAATGTAGCAATTGTTTGGTCAAAGGATCAATGCACATTCTGTGATCAAGCAAAAGCATTATTACGAATGAAAGGTTATGAATATGAAGAACGTAACATTTCAGGTGATAGATGGACTCGTGAAGATTTGCTCGAAGCCGTTCCCACCGCACGAGCCGTTCCACAAATTTTCGTCGATGGCAATTATATCGGCGGGTTCACAGAATTAAGACAATATTTACAGGAAGCAGTATGATTATAGATAAAGGCGTTTCACCTGGTGAAGTAGTCACCGTAAAATTAACCTCCGGCGAGGAATTGATTGCATCATTAGTTGAAGAACGTAATGATTTCATCAAAGTTTCAAAACCAAAAGTATTAGCAAGTGGTCATAATGGAATTGGCATGGTCCCATATTTATTCACAGTAGATCCCGATAGGGATATCAAGTTGGCTAGATCAACTATCGTTGTTCTTGAACCTTCTGATAAAGAATCAGCTTCTCAATATACCAAATCAACAACTGGTATCATCGTTTAATCACAAGCACCTGCTAATACCTAATTCAGAAATAATGTACTCAATATTTCTGATAAATAAGTCATGGGTTATAAAATATTAGCAGGTGCACCTTTCGACAAAAACAATCTTTTCACCACATCTGGATTGGATGCTGGTCCAATAAAAGTACTATATGAATCTGCCATAGTTCAAAGTATGGATGGAGGCGATTTTACTCAAGGACTACCAACAGAAATTTTACATGATGGGGGTGAAATCCCGCTCGCCGGAACTGCATCCTACTATCCATCTAAAATTTATGGCCCTGAAGATATAGTGACGGTATTCTATGACAACTAATTCTAAAGGAAGCATTTTACTCAGACGTGGTCCAACTACTGATAGACTAGCATTTTGCCCATTGGCAGGCGAAATAATCTATGATACCACATTAAAACAAATATTCGTTGGCGATGGCGCTACTTATGGTGGGTTACCAGTTGGCTCTGGTAGTGGATCAGGTGGTGGATCTGGATCTGGGGGAGCTAGCGGTGCTAGCGGTGCTAGTGGTGCATCTGGGTCAACTGGGTCTAATGAGCTAACACCTGAAAATATTCTAGCACTATTATCGGGCAAGATAACCGAAACACATTTGTATAAAGATTTACATGATCGAATTAATTTAATTGATGGCGATTATACATTAGCAAATAGTGTTGCATCTCGCATAAAAATAGTAGCAGATAATGTCACCTCACTGGTTAATACATATGCCACATTATCTGATTCATTACTTGAAGAATCACAAACTCGCGCAACTGAAATATTAAATGAAGCAACTAATAGAAGAGCAGCGATTGATGCAGAAAAATTAATTAGACAAAACAGCTATGAATCATTAGCGTCTGATATAACAACCATACATTCATCCCTTGCTGGCAATGCTAGTGCTATTGAACAAGAATCAATATCAAGAACTACCGCGACTACTGCATTAGCTTCTGATATTACAACAGTCGCAACAAGATTAAACAATTTCAATAATTCTGGGTTTACCGCCGAAGCATTTGTATCTAATGAAAGTACTGCCCGAATAGCAGGAGATACCGCAATTGCGAGTGATTTATCAACATTGGGGGTGAATGTTGGGAATATGTCATCATCAATAGTTAATCTTTCACAAGTAACCCAAGCACAAGCCACAGAATTGTCTCAACTGTTGGCCAGGGTTGGTACAAATGAATCTGCAATTACTGATGTTAGTACTACCACTGCAGCACAAGCGCAAACATTAAATAATTTATTAACAAGAACAACTAACGCTGAATCTAGTATATCAAGTCTTAATACTACAGTAGCCGAACAAGCACAGACATTTACAAGTCTGTTATCAAGAACTGCTAACGCTGAATCTAGTATATCAAGTCTTAATACTGCTTCTGCAACCCAAGCTGAATCCCTTGGACAAATGCTGACCAAAGTTGATAACATGCAATCAGCTATTACGTCCATTAATACCACTACTGCAAATTATTCTAGCACACTCAATCAACTAGTAACAACATCAGAATCCAATAGTTCACAGATTACTACTCTTGCGTTAACTAATGCAGATATGGCAGATTTAGTCACACAGATTAGTTCCAGATTGAATGGTGTTGATAACACCGATGCAACTATTGAGCAAAAGTTCACTACCGTTTCCGAAGACATTAGTAGTTTATATGCACAATATACATTAAAAGTTGATGTTAATGGTAGGATTTCTGGGTTTGGATTGGCATCATCTGCAACAGAATCGGCGTTTGGTGTTAATGCCGACACATTTTGGATTTCGGCACCGACTACATTTTCATCACCAACCACTCCAGTATCACCTAACAACGGCGATACTTGGTTCAATTCGACTACCAAACATACCTATTTATATAATGGCATTTCGTGGGATTTATTCAACCCAATCGTACCATTCGTTGTACAAACCACACCAACTACCATTAATGGTGTGTTAATTGATCC